CCAGACATTGCTTCACCCAAGACAACACTTTTTATCGCCTCTTCGATACTATTAGTTTTTGTTTCTAAATATTTGGTCATCTCATACTCCTTTGACTCATAATTCTTGCAATCATGTCTTGATAATTTTCTTTCATGTCAGTTCTACCAAACCCAAGTTTAGGACTACCCTTTAACATTGAGTCTAAGTGCATCTTCATATACTTACCAACCTCATCTGCGATACCAACTTCTTTGGCCTTCGCCATGATTTTGTCGTAAAGTATCTGTGATTTCTTTTTTTGTTCGTCATTTGCACCACCAGCAAGCATCGCATCATGTTCCATCTTATAGAACACATCTTGCATACGAGTGAGTTCCTCTGCACCATCTTTATCTGCGTGTTTCTTCATTACTGTCTGTGCAGAACCACACATAAAGAAATGTTTAGTGGTGTAGTTACCGACTGTGATTTCATGTTCTGGTTGTTCGTTCAAAGTTTCCTCTCCAAGATTATCTGCTGGTAACATACCAATCAATCTATCCCCTCTTGTTGTAGCCATAGGTTTTCTAAGTTTAACAACTCTACCTTTTACCTTTAAAAGATTATTTTTTGCAATATCATTTGCACCCCTTTCAGTAGATGACATACCTATTACTTTACCATCTGGCCCCAAAACCATATGTGTATGTTTAAGTGCTTCATCAAGTGACTCACCCATGAAGTCAACGTGTGCATCTATACTCTTTGACTGTCTTAGATGTGCCTGTGATGCTTTCTCTAACTCTCCAACTATATTCTTCAAGTCCTGTAATCCACCAGCACCCTTAGGCCCCTTTGCGTTTGCACTAGTCATCATGTCAACGTGTGCTTGAACTCTTTTGGATTGTGCAAGGTGCATTTTTGATGCGTTCTGTAACTCACCAATTAACTTTTTAAGGTCTGGAATATCTCCTGCTTTCTCGTTGATTTCAACTTCCTCTTTAACTTTCATTCCCATTTTTTTTCGTAATGCATCTATCTCTTTTTTAATTTCTTTTTGTTTGGGCGAACTAGGAAAGGCTTTCAGTGCTTTGTTTTGAAGTTTAAGAAGTTGTGTTCTTTGTTCTGGTGTTCCTTTTCCACTAAAAAACTTATCACTATCATATTTTTCTTGCACAGATGGAACTAAAAGATAATCTCTCATCTTGTTCATACTGTTTGATGCGACTGCAAGTTTGTTTGTCCACCAAGTCGGTAGTGAATCCTCTGGACTCATACTCTGTAGTTTACTCATTATCTGCATTGCATCTTCTGTGATAGTCTTACATTGACGTATTGCAGATGCAACGTCTTGATGACCATCTTCATTCATCTCTGCTTTCGCCATTTTAGTTGCAACACCCATCTTGACAGACATTGCATCTTTACCATATCTCTTCTTAAAATCGTCCATAGGTAACTTCTTCGCAATCTCTTCTCTGCGTTTCAATTCTTGTGGAGTAAGTTCTCTTTCTCTGATGATGATGTTATTTTCATTCAACTTCACCTGTTCATACAGATCACCTATATGTGTATATTTTTGTCCCATGTTTAACCTTTCATCAAGTCTGTAACAGACTTTGTGCTCCAAAATTTACATGACCAGTACCTTGCTTTATACTTAGGGCCTGGATTATCACAGTTATGTCTTGCACGAAAAGACTTTCTTCTTGCTGGATCATCTCGCTTGATTGACATATTTGGATCACCAAATTCAACTTTGACCACATTACCTTTGTCGTTCTTTACATAAACTTTGTATTTTTTTCTATCGCCTCTTGTAGGATTATTTAGTTTAACTGGTCTTCCATCATACTCTGCACCCTCATCTATTTCACCCCATGCGTTTTTAAGTGCAAACTCTTTCATAGTCATTCTGACTTTAGGTGTTTCATCACCATCTATCGAACAACCCTCATCAAGACCTAGTTTCTCTAACATCTTATCATGCACTTCGTTCATCTTCCACCACCAGTCATCACCATGATCTAACTGATACTTCATTCTGGTATCAATTGACTCATACCATGTCTGCACACTCTCTTCTGTAAACTCCTCTTTGTACATATTCAACTCAAATGGTTTTGAACCACCTTTGTTGTAAACTTGTATCTGTAGATTGCCACCTTTACCTTTGAGTCTATACTTATTTGTTTTACCCTCAGATGGTTTTTTAGGGCCAGTTGCAACTTTACTGTCAATATCTTTTGAGTCTACTGTAATACCCATTTTCTTTTTTGCGTAGTCATATGCGTGTTGCATTGCACCAGAAAAAGTAGAGTGGTAAAGGTCATACTTCTCATCAAGGTCAACTGATTCTAATTTTGGGTAATATTTTTTAACTAATTTATCTCTAAGATCTTGTTCTTTTTTTTCAATAGAACCTTGTTTATTATGGTTCTTTGCAATTTGACCCATTAACTTTTTCTCAGCAGGAGTTCCATACATATTTACAAGTTTAACACCATTTTCTGTATGACTATTTGAATTTTCATTGTCTTGAAAGTCTTTCTTAGTAAACTTCTCATCAAGTTCAAACTCTTCTTTCTTCGCCTTCTTAGCAGCACTCGCCTTTGACCATAAATCAGCATCTGCTTTTCTCGCACCACCACCTGTTAAGAATGAGTTGACTCTTGCAAACGCCCATTGTTGTGGTGTAGTGCCTGGTCTGTGTCCTGTTCTCCATGCGGCCATACCACGACTGTAAACTTGTTTGAGAATACCATATGGGACTCCAGATTTTTTGGATTTTTTTACTAGACCCTCTATCTTCTCATCTAATTGAAAATCTTCTTCCATGTCATTATCCTTTTTTTCTATATCATGGTCATAATCAGCGGCAAGTTCTTGTGGTAAATTACCTTTTTGCACTAATTTATTAACGTACATTTGTAGTGGTTTAATTCTATCGAAACCCATCTGGCGACCTAAATCAGACAGTATTGCACCATTACTTGGTTTTCCTCTTGTCTGTTTCACTCTTTCAATATATTTTGTGATTAAATCTTTGTAACCCTTTGGGTGTGTCAATCTGTGTATTGTTGTTTTGATAAGTTCTGGTACATTGATACCTGTCATCTCATCAATACTCCATGACTCATCAATTGGGTCATATTCAGATTTTAGTTTTTCTATTTTTCTCTTGGTTGCATCTATTTCTAATTTTCGTTGTGGTGTCATTGATACTCTTTGTAAATGACCCAAGTATGATTCTAAATCATCTAGTCTATCTTGTTGTACCTTTGATAGTTTTCTTTCACCTAGTTCATCTTCTATAGTTTCATTCGTTTTCTTCTTAGTGGTAAGTTTCTGTTTTACTTTATCAACCGCTGTTGCAACTGCGGCTGCTCCACTACCAACACTTGATGGATTTATCTTACTTACATACTTTGCAATAGTAGGTGCGGCTCTCAACCCCAATCCTACAAGTGGTGCGATTTCATTTACATCATCACCAAACATCTTTTTGAACTTGAGTGTGTGTTTAGATGGTTTAGTCTTTTTTAACTTACCAGATTTATCTTTATCGCCAGGTGCTGGTGTATATGCGGCTGGATTATCATCGTCCATCTTCGCACCTCTTTCAAAGTGGTCATCACGTTTTGGTTTTGTTTTTCTTGCAACACCTTTATAATACTTCGCTGGTTCAGTTCCTTTGTCACCTTTTATATCTGGGTCTTGTTTTACTCTTCGTAAACCCTTTTGTATTTCATTTAGGTTTATCTCATGCAACCATACCTTATGCACTTTACCATTATTGTCATTGAACGCAACGTAGTTTGTACCTTTGCGAATAATCTTACCCTGTACACCATTCGCTTCTACCATATCATCTATGTTCCAAATCTTACCTGTAAGATACATATCTCTGAGTGACTCAAAGTCAGTCATCTCACCCATATCTCGTTCCTCACGGATACCCATATGTTTTCTTACATCAAGATAAAGTTTCTTACCATCTTTGAAATTTCTAGGTAGTCCTTGACTAAATGAGTCAAAGTCACTATCAGATGCAGCTTTCCTCATCTTTGATGCAGACATACCCTCAACACCCTCTGCATCTGGGTCACGTTCTCCAGCAGATACTACATTGATTTTATCGAACTTATAGAAACCATGTCGTTTACCCTCAACACCATTGTAGTTGTTAAGTAGTGAAGAAAACTCTCTAACTCTATCAGAACCAACCACCATAGTAACATTCTTGAAACCCTCGTCATGAAGTTTTACTGCAATATTTATCGCTGTTCTTGCATCTTTATCTGCAATGATATTCTTTGCAAAACGTGGATACATCTTTCTCATGTATGCAATCTTGAGTGTAAATGGTAGTGGGTCTTTCTTTTGGTTCTGGGAATATGATGGATAGATACGGAACGGATTACTACCAGCGACAGATGCAACTTTCTGTATCAACTTTTCGTGACCAGTTGTAGGTGGATTGAACCTACCGAATGTAAATACTACATTCTCTTTTTGTTCTATGAGTTCTAAAAATCTACGCATCTGGATCACTCTTTGAAAGTTCTCTTGCTCTTTTGACGAGTTCTCTTGATTGTATCTTTATTTTTGGTAATAGTTTCTTTGCAATCTTTGATATCTTGGGGCCGTGTTTGAGAGAAACCATTTGGTTTATCTTCGCTTTACCCTCTCTACCCATTTCATCATACTTGGGGTAGAATTTCTTCCTTACTGTATCTCTTGCTTTTTTCTGAGCTCTCACTAGAAGTTCTGGTGTAGACTTCATGCGTTTCTTTTTGAGTTCGATTTTCTTTTTGTATGCTGGGTTTTTCATCAATCTTCTCATACGGATTGATTGTTCTTTTGACCTCTTTCTGAGTTTTGCAAGGTCGAGTCTTTTCATGACTGCCTCTTCTAACTCTTTTGTGAGTTCTTTAAAGTTTTTCATTTTTCCCATGCCTCTAATTAAGGTGTTGTTGAAACAGTTTACCTAACTTTGTATTTAATCTTACTTCAGAAGTGATTAACTGTTCATCTTCATTAGCTCCGTCCATTGCAAGTAGGTCTTCTTGTATTTGTCCTCTGTACATAGTTTTTATCTTATCAGTTCTAGGATACGGACACATAGAAAATATGTAAACTAGTTCCTCTGCTTTCTCTCCAATCAATGACTTGACTTTTTCTCTGTCTGACGTACTCTGGTGACTAAACCTCTGTGTTCCATAAACAGAATGAAAAAGACACGCATCTTGTAGATATTCAGAACCACCCCTTTCTTTTACTATATCCCTTGTTCCTATCAAATGTTCTAATAATGTAGTACCACTATGCAACTCTTTATCACAACCCATACTCTTTAAAAATTCAATCTTAGTCTGTTCGTCTATCATTTATCCCATGCCTTAATCGCAGTAAAGTTGTTAAACGAGAACTCCATTCGGTCTACAAGTTTAACAGCACCACCACTTACTCTATCAATTGCAACGTACCCCTCTGGGTTTGTCACTTTATAACCATTACTAGTCCTAATGAACGTATCAGTAAGACCCTTAACACTATTTAGTTTTTTTACTATCTGCATCTTTGCATCTACCAGTAAATTCTGAAATGTGATGACTTGTGTAAGATTATTAACGTGTTTCTTAAAATCTCTCACATATTCTTTTTGCATATTAGTATACTTCTCTTTACCCTTATCACTCTTTACTTTGTCTATCTGTTTCTGTATTGACATCTGAACCCAATCCACATAACCAGCTGCGTGTTTCTTTGGGTTCTTGATTATCTCACCAGCACGAACCTTTGAGTTGTTGTATGTCTTGAGTGATGCACTAGATAATACACCTGTCATACTGTTTTGTAAATTTAGAAACTGTTTTAATAAAGGTGAATTTATTTTTCTAAACGTAGAACCAGTCTGTGATAATATCTTTGTAACTGCATCTGTTTCCTTTTGTGTAAAGGTTGCACGACCAGACACATCTTTGTATGTTGCATCATCCATCCACACACTTGATGGTTTAGATAACTTTGATATGTCTGCACCAAATGATGCTTTCATATCCTGTAGTGCAGAACCAGTATAGGTTGTATGCCATACGACACCAACCTTCGCAGTATTCATTATTTTACCAAGAGGACTATCAACAGGAACAGCGTAAACAATAGTATTAGGCTGGAAAGTGTAATATGATACCCCTTCAATAGTTTCTTTCGAAATGTCGTTTGTGAACATGAGGGCGCCCTGTAAGACTCCTTTGATTCCAAGTTTTGAGAACTCTGTGAGTGCGACTTTAAATTTTTCATTTAATGCTCCAGACAAGTCTGCATCTATTTCTGCAATTGTCTTGTATAGTTTTGGACTTACGTTGAATACTGATTTCTTTGCAACAAAGAACTTACCATCTTCTGGGTCGATACCAGCAAATATCGCAGGCGCTCCATCCCATTTAACAGTCATATTTGTTGAGGAACGAGAAGAACCAGATAACATATCTCTGAGTGATTGTAGGAAATTAATTGCAGCCCTACCACCATCAACACCATAGTTGAGTATTTCATCCTCTAGATGTTCTAGGTGTAAGTTCTTACCACCCTTATCTTCTGTTAGTAGTTCTGAGAATGTTTTCATTTTGCATCTGGATTTGGTTTGTAATCACACATAATGTGTGATGGGTATAATCCACCTTGTTTATTTCTTATATTTATTTTAAATATATAAAGTTTTGTTATAACCTCTATGTCTATTCTTTTTGCAGAGCCTGGTTTTGGATATAATACCTTAACACTTTTAACTTTTGCAGAGTCCATCATTCTTCTTCTGGTCATTTCATAATACTCGACCTTTTTGCCTTTCTTATGAACCATGTAATATCCGTAACCTATACCTGTGACTAATAATTGTAACAGTGACCTCATGTTTACTTTTCTGGTTACATCCTCTTCTATCTTAGGTACAATTGTTCTTGCATTCTTTTTATCATATTTCTCAAAAATGTCAATAAATTTTTTCTCGTCAATACCAAACATTCCTAATAATTGTTTTGCTCTTTTATCTTTAAACTTACCAGTTTTAAATTGATCTTCAGTAAAAATAGTCGCAACACCAGCATTGAAGAATGTAACTGTTCCACCAAACTTTAGTGAGAGAAAGTAAGGTTTACCATCACCATAAACAGTAACATCTGTTATCAGATTGCCTATTTGCAATCCTCTACCTTTTATTATTGCACCAATATCTGTAAATACAAGTGGTCTACGAGTATTTGCACCACCCTCTAGTTTTACTGATATGTCAGAGTGTTTTGATAATATAGTATCATGTAACTCTCTCATAAACTCTGGATAAGTAAGATTTGGAGAGTCAACACCCTCTGCGATATATGTTTCTATATCTTTTGTTACTTGACCTTCAAACCCAAATCCTTGACTTTTCGCACCAGTACCACCTCTTGAACCATTACCAGCAGATACTTTTATACCATACTTCTTTGATAACGCTGGTAAGTTAAGATTATCTGCAACGAGTCTATGTATCTTAACAACCTTTTCTTTGGGATTTTTTGATATTGCGATTGGGTCGGCCATACCATCAGATTTTGATAGTATATCTTTCAGTAATGCTTTTAGATTATCTTTGTTGTGTGGAATATCTAAGGTGTCTATCTCACCCTCAGACTTTGGGAATATATCATATGCCTCTGTTAAACTTCGTACCCTTGTTACAACAGATTCTTTTATAGTTAATGGTTTTAAGATACGAATATGATCTCTTATTGACATAACACTTTCCCATTTAAATATAGTTTCCTATTATTTATTATACTTTTAATTTAGAAAAGTCAAGGTTTCTTTTACCAAATGATGTTTTATCAAACAATGATGTATCTATTTTACTAGTATCTTGTCCACTATCAACCAAATCAGATTGGTCTTCTAGAGATGCATCTGACAATCTCATCTTCGCTCTGTCAATCTTTAGATAGAACGTCTTGTTTATAGTTGGGTCATTATATCTGTTCTTCAACTGTTTTACTTTGATTAGATGTTTATCCTCAAGTTTATCATTTGTAACTAACGCAAACATGAAGTCAGCTGTTGCAGGCAGACCGAAAGACTCAGATGTATCTTCAAGACCTATATCACTGGATACAAAACCAGACCTAGTGGTTTGAGTTGCAGACATGATAGGAACATTACACTCAACTGCAAGACCACGCAGTTCTTCTGCAATCGACTTGACTAGGGTATATGAGTTGATATTCGCACCACCTTTGAATCTAGATGATGAACAGATATTTAAATAGTCTATGAATATGATATCTGGTTTGAATGATTTCTTGATTGCAAGTTCTTTGATTAGACCTCTGAAGTGATTACTGTTTGCAGTTGCAGTAGGATATTCTTTAATTATCAGTTTACCATTTACTTTATTGACTAATTCATCAATCTTACTATCAAACATTTTCTTTGGTAGAGAGTGCAAGTCTTCCATAGATATATTCATCAAGTTTGCATCTATACGTTCTGCGATACGTTCCTCAGCCATCTCAAGTGTAATATACAAAACATTTTTACCTTGAGCAATACTACTTGCAGCCATATGACACATGAACAATGATTTACCAACACCTGTACCAGCAAGTGCAACATTCAACGTCTTTGTGGGTAAACCACCTTTTGTTACTTTGTTGAAAAAATCTAAATCAAAAGGAACACGTTCTTCTATTCTATGGTAATATTCGAATCTAGAATCAGCATCACCAATATAATCATGACCCACAGCGTTATTAAAACATACTGCGAGGGCGTCCGTAAGAATGCTTGGTATAGAATCTGGAGTTCTATTTTTATCGTTCCCATCAATAATAGATATACCATCAACAATCGCATTGTGAATCGCCTTATCCTTACAAAACTTCTCCGTATGATCCACGAGCCAATCAAAGTCTACCTCCGTTGGATTAAGTGTTTTAATTATGTCAACGACTTTCTTATACTCTATTTCTGATAAGTCTTTTCTGTCACCAAGTTCTATCTCTAAGGTTGTTTGGGTAGGTATCTTCTTATACCTATCTACAAAGTTAGATATCTCCTCAAATATTATTCTTTCTTCTTTTACTTCAAAATATTTACCCTTAATGAAAGGTAATACTTTTCTTGCATAATCTTCGTTATAGATTAAGTTACTGAGAGTTGTTCTCTCTATCGTTTGTATATCCAATATTTAAATCCTCTTGTCTATCAATTATATCTACTAAAATGTCACCAAGTAATGTGAAGAAGCTATCGTTATCAAACTCCTCTCTTGGTATCATGTTATTGTCTAGTATATCATATTCGAACTTAAAAGGCAAGTCCCCATCTTTATTTTCTTCACCTAAAGATACTTTACCATATTTATAAACCACACCCTCAAATTTTCCTTTTCGAATACCTATACATTGCATTTCTTCATTTTTATTTGTTATGAAAACATATTGATCTCTAATCGACATAATGTAAATAACTCCCTAAGAAATACTTTGGTTTTTTTACTGGTTTTGCACCTTGATGTAACCATGGCCACATTGGTGGAAAGATAACTATAGTTCCTCTCTTACAATCTGTTCCAACTTTCTGATATGGAAAACTTGTGTGTCCTTCGTCATTATCAGATAGATAGCAAAAGAAAGCTAACCACCGCTTCATTGAATCCGTTGTGTTGACATCCACGTGCCAACCAAACTCGTCTAAACCATTCGCTTCGTACTTCTTCATCTTGAATGGTTCGATACCATACTTTGGTGGAAACATAAACTCACTATACTGAGCCTTATATTCATCAGTATACGTTTTAAATATGTCTGCAAGAGTCTCTACCTCTTGTTTCCAAGTATCCATATGTTTAAAAAGGTGAACCTCATTAAACTTTAGATTACCTCTGTCTTCAGTTCGTTTATCTCTGTTTTCCCATTGGTCTTTGTTAGTCTCAAACCTTTGAATTAATGAATCACAAAGAACGTCTGGTATTGCGTTGTTGTATGTTTTTATAAAGTTTTCCATTTTACCTCAAAACCAATTTAAATTAATTACACACCTAAAGTCTGTATCTGTATTAGTTGTACCAGCATGACGTTTTGATGATGGGAATACAACTAACCTATTCTCCACACTACTAACTCTTTCACCACCATCAAAGAAAGTATATCCATTATTTGTATTTAAATAGAATACTCCTGTCCTCTGATTGTCTAATGTCACGTTGTCACGACTCTCATATATTTCTGGTAGTATATCACAATGTAGTGGTGATGTCAATATAGAACTTGTCTTCATAGTTATATTAGATTTTATTCTAACTATTGCAACTGGATTTATCTTTTTTACCAAAGGCTCTATGAAATCAAACCTATCACTATTGATAGTGCAGTTCTCATAGAACACATGACAAAATTGTGGGATACCATCTCCGTCAGTAACTTTACTTGGTGAGAAGTACCATTGAAAGTTTCCATCTTCAGATACCATGAGGTCTTTAATTTTAGTTAAATCCTCTGGGTCTAAAAAGTTATCATGGATTTGTATCTGGTTGTCCATACTTAAATTCTTTTTCTGCACACTCATCTAACTGTTTCATAATGTCCTCAGTAAAATACTTTGTTGGGTCATTATTAATAGTCTTTGCATATTGTTTAGCACCATCTGGCAATTCAATACGAGTTGACACAGACTTGAAGATATCATATTTGAGTGCAAGGTCTAGTAGTCCATAATATTTATCAAGACCTTTGTTGTATGTCAATCGAACATCAACCATTTTGTTTTCTATTGTTAATCGTGACTTATGATTTTTACAATGAACTATATTACCAATAACCTCTGTTCCGTCTTTCTCTTTCTTCTTTGATAGATATACAATTGACGAGGCTGCATACTTCAAACCAGAACCACCACCCATCTCTTTTGTTGGGAACATAGAACCTACAACATCATATGTGTGATTAGTCACGACCATAGGAACTTTCGCTTTACCTAATTTCAAAGTAAGAACTCTGAACGCAGCTTTCAATACTTGTGCTCTAGTCATATCTCTAGTTTCTTTTCCGTCCGCTGTATCTTCTACTTCTTTTGTTGTAGATAACATACCAAGTGAGTCAAGACATAACATAATAGGTTTTCTATCTGCATCATTTTGTTCTAGATATTTGTCAAGAACTTTAAGTGCTTGTGTTCTAAACTCTTGAACTGTAGTCACAGGCATCATAATCATTCTGTTAGGGTCGATACCTCTATCAACAACCATCTGTTTTGTAATTGCACTTTCTGATTCAAAGTAAATAACACCAGCATCTGGATTTGCATCTAGAAAGTTTTTAACCATACCCATGACAAAAAATGTTTTACCAGTTGCACTCTCACCAGCAATTGCAGTAATTTTATTTGATGGTAACCCACCATGAATACTACCACTTAGAAGTGCGTTGAATATGTAAGAACCTGTGTCTATGAATGTATCACTATCTCCTGCCTCTACACCCTCTGCAACTAGTGATGCATACTCATTACCAGTTGTCTTAATTATATCTTTCAAAAAATCATTCATTATTTTCTTGTTCCTTTTTCATCTCTGTGTTTCTCTGTGCAACTGCTCTTGATATCTCACCTCTTATGAATGCAACATCAACATGATTGAACCAACCAGTGGTTATATACTTTTCTTCTGTTTCCGACTTTTGACCTCTGTGTGTATGTGTGAAGTCAGATGGCCATATAAGTGTTTTACCTTTTTTTGCATTATGTCTTAGACCTTGATACTTGAACTCCGTACCACCACCATCTTCCACATCGTTTAGATAAGTCATAAATGTCAATGCTCTTTGGTGTGTCAGATGAATACTTCTTTCACTATGCCAGTTGAGATATCCTTCGCCTGGTTTGTAATGTTGAATATTGAAACCATCTGCAATCGTCATCTCTGCAAGTGGATTATCATAAGCTGCATTGTATTCTTTTATATACCCAAACAATAATTTCCTATACATTAATATAAATGGATTTTGTGATGCTGGAAATACAGTAACATCAGTAGACTTCTTCATCTCGTTTGCACCGATTGACTTACCTAAGTTTTTATATTCCATGTTGTTCTTATGATACTCAATCAAATCATCACAAAGATGCATATCCTCTTCACTAAAATTATACTCTTTTATAAATGTTTCACTCATCTATTATCTCCACTACCCTGTAACTTATTTCTTTTCTGTCTATCATGCAACTTTACAATATTGTTTGTTGCAACTGTCTGTAAGTCTGAACCGATATGATTTGCAAGTGCCGTTACATAGAACAACACATCACCTAGTTCTTTGACCAACTCTAGTTGATTTACCTCGTTACCATCTCTTATTTGTTTCTTTATCTTTTCTGCGAACTCACCAGCCTCACCGACAAGACCTAGAGTGTTCTCCATCAGACGTTTATCAACATACGTTTTACCATTTGTCAATATCAACTTTTCTACTTCATTACCATATTCGTCCATATTCATTTTTTAGTTCCCCATAATGCTAAAGGCTCGCTGTGGGTTGTATCCAAAAAATCCACACCATCCTCATAATAATGTCTGATTGCTCTTCTTATAGTAATCATACCTTTCTGATCTTGTTCGTAACTAATTATTTCTTGTCGAATTAATCCAGCTCTTGGTTCTTCTAAGTTTTCATTTTTTGCCATATATTTTGATCTCCTCATTATTTAACTTCTCCAACAATATCTTGGTTCTTCGTCATTAATATCAAAAATATTTGGATGATTCATGAGAGCACGGCGATAAGGTGTCCACTTTATACCCCTACCCCAATCCAATTTATCCATAATATCTTTTTTTGTAATAGACTTGCTATCTTTTATCCATTCTATGATTGACTTCAATCTTTCTGACCCATCAACTACTCTCTGATTTAATATTAAAGTATCCATGAGTTCAGACATTTTTATTATTTCATCTTTATATATTAGGTTTTTCCTTATATAATTCAACGACTTAGTTGCTTGAGTATTTCTTACTTCACCATCTAGATACAAATTTAACAATGATAACGCTTCATCATCAGTAGTGAAGAAATCAGCAGTTGGATTTAATTCCTCATAATATGGTGCATCATACATTATATAAGGAACACCATTCATCAAACCATCTGTGGTGGCAACACTCCAACCACCATAAGTTTGTTTAGGTGAAAACCCAACACAACAAGTTCTAAGTTTTTTATAATACCACTCTTTTTTACCTTTGTCAACAACAATATATTCACGACTAGGATTATCTAGTAAAGGCACCCATACTTTGAAGTCTTTTCTTGTTTCCCACAACTTATCCATAAGAAGTATAAATTCTTTAAAATGTTTGTAGGTGTCTGGTCTGTGATTAAACACAATAATTTTTTCTGGTGTTTCATTAATGTTATCAACTATATCACTCCCATCTACACCCAAATGTTGCACAGTTAATGTCTTATCTAACCTATTAATGATTCTATCATTAAAAGTTTCTTTTGCTTGTTCTAATACTAAATCCTTTTGATGTTGAGTATTTAAGTAACAAGTATGATATTCTAAAAGACCAGTGATATTTTGTTTAAAACTATCCTTAGGCCAAGTAACAACTTGTTTCACATCCCACCAGTGACAGTATCCAAACACTGGTGGTATATGATGTGTTACATTATACATTGTATTTACAAGTTGATGAGTGTGTTCTGGTAGATGTGACATTATTAGGTCACAGTCTAACGCACTACTTAATAACTTTTGCACAGTGCTTACGTCAAAATGAGATCTCATCGTTGGTGGATATGTGGGTAGATCAATGTAGTATTGAGTTACATTATCAAAATTTAAAGATGATACAGGACAAGGTAAAATTAGATAAAACCACAAATCATCACGAATTTCATTTAACAATTTTATTTGTTTTTTTATAACTTGGATATAACTATCCTTTTCCAAGTCTTTCTGAAATGTGATGTTAGGGTAAACTAATACCCTAACAGTTTTTTGTAGTTTTAAATCTAGTTTAAATAAGTTCATGCAGCTTGCTTTGATTCTTTCTTCAAGAGTTTCACAAAATCATCTCCATGCATATTCGATTTCCTAAGATTCAATACTTTAGTACATACCACTAGGTTATCATATTCAGTGACACCACCAGCATCAATACCAAAAGATCTAGGAATATAATGATCTCCAGCAAGGTTGTTTTCGTCTATAGGTATACCTGTATAAAAACATTTACCACCTTGTTCTTGCCATTTTGTTAGAATATCTTTGCGAGAGAAAGTTTCTTTTGGGTCAAGTTTAATCATTCCAACTTCTGTTTCTCTATCTTTCCAATCCATATCGAGAACTTTGAAGATACTGCCAATTGCATTTGCATTTTTTCCACCAAAAAGGTTAGAAAATTCTTTCATCTGGCGACCATTTATTTCAGTGTGGTTTATATACAATTTTGTAGAAGTATCACTCCATCGTACATATGTATCAAAGAATGCTGGAGAAAATTTCTCTGGTATTACTTTGTATCCACGATTTTCTAACTCAAGAGCATATACGACCATCATAAGTGAAGTCATTGGGTTGAGTTTTACTTTGAACTGTTTTGGAGTAGATTTCATCAAATCCATTGCAAAATTTAAAACTGAATTTATACGTTTTGCATCTTTGAATCTTCCAGCATATATACCATTTGGTGTTTGAATTGACTCTACCCAATCATGGTGTTTATCTTGAGTAATACCATTTTTCCAACCATTCATAATGAAAAATATAAGGGATGATAACCATTCATCAACTTCCATTCTTCCACCCAAAGTAAATTTTGAAGAAAAGTGAGTCAAGTATTCTTTCTCTTCACCTTTTACTATTTTGGTATATCGTTCAAATACTGAGTGTGGGTTAAGTTTGCGAGTTTTGTCTCCACGAGCAGTATCACGAACATAATCTGAATAGAAACCAAGAACAGCATTTCGTAGTTCTTGGGGTTTCATCTCATTAATGTTGTTAAGAATTTTGATAAACAGAAATGCAGTTTCTTGGTCTGTCAAATCTTCATACCATTTACATGAGATACGATAGTTGAGAATACGTTGATAAACTTTTGGATAAGTGTCTTGCAAATCTTGTGCATTCATCCCACTCAAATCACAACCATCAACCACCAATCCTTCTGGTAATTTATAATCACCATTTAGAAAGTCCATGATTGCTCTCATGCGCTGTTGTCCATCAATTATTTCAAAACGATATTCACCATCTCCAATTTCAATAACACGAATATGTATTTCTGGAATACCAGCATATGTGTTAATCAAAATAGTAAGCATTAAATCTTGTTGCCACTTTCGTGTGGAAACTTTCTCACGCTGATATGCTCGGTTTTGTGTGTTGATATTTGTTGCAGTAGACATTAACCATGAAACACTAATGTCTCCGTTGTTACATTGTACGTCTGACTTGCCAAAGTAATCTGTTGCATTCTCGCAACTATAGTTTAAATCGCTCATCGCAATCTCCTTTAACATTTACTCACACCATTGCGAGCATTCTAGTTTAGATTTAATGTAGTCCCATCTTTGGAACTTCAATAATTTAATAGTATCATAAGATTCGTTGTTTGTCAATACCTAATTATCGGATTATATCAATTTTATCCATTGTATCTTTATTCCAAACCTCTAATTCTTTTCTTACTCTACCATCAGCAATAATATTATTGTATCTCTTGGTTGCAAGTTTTTTCCACCAAACAATAATATTATCAAGTTCGAATCTATCATAATTTTCTGCCTTTGTCAAGACATTTGTTTCCCCTAATAGTACATTTCTTGCATTTTCATATCCATAGGTTGACATATAGAATCTCTTCTGTGTAGTTACATCACTCGCCTTTGCAATCTCTTTACTGAATAGTTCAAATGCTTTACTATCATGTTCCTTGAGTGAAGATTTAATTATACCAACCATCTTCGTCTGCATCTTGAGTTTTCTACTTGATGCACCCTTGTGTATTAGTTCTTCACCACCATTTCTTTCGGTAAACCACTCCTTTATTTCTGGATATATTTCTTCTCCAAGTGTCAATAAAAACTTAGATTGTGTGTCACCTTTATATCGCAGATAAGGTCGCATACCATCATACATGGATGCACCTTTGATATTACCATAAAGAGATGTGGTTTCGAAAAGACAAAACTCTGTATCATATTTTTGGTTTAACATTCTACGACTTGCATGAGAACAACAGATGGCTGCAAGTAATTTACCACCTAGACAGTTATATCCAAATGGTTGAACTGGAACAATATTGAAACCCATGATTGCACGTTTGTTAAATATATCTAAGTCTGGTATACCACCAAGAAAATCATTACGAGGTTTTGAGTTGATGAGTGGAGAACCATAACGAATAAAACCAACTATTGTATTGGTATTCGTTTCTTTAACTACAAGTTTCAAAGTCTTGCCTGGATTCTCATCTGGACTAAATGATGCAGTTTTCTCTAGTAAAGTATCAAATAGTTTTGTAGGTATCTGAACTACTTTGAAGTCCATGTCCTGTGGATGCATATCAAACTCTTGAAACAAATCATCTTCCATACTCATACCAGGCAGTGGTGATGGTATATTCTTTACTCTCTCAATCTTTCTTGCACGAAAATAATCATCAATGCGATTGAAGTCACGAAAGTATTTCATCAACTTTGTAGCTGCATATATCGAGTCTTCTCTATTCAATATCATCCAAAGAAATCCTCTAGTGTTCCTTGTGTTCCGTAACTCTGGTCTATTCTCCAGAGAATTTTTTCTGTAATAAACTTGAGTGGTTCAATAAAACTCTTCTCAAACTGTAGAGTATAGTCTACTTTGCTATGAAAGTCAAGTTCTTTTGGTAAATCTGTTATAAAAGATATTGCACTTGATTGATAGATGTTTGGTAGTTTTAGGTGTATAAACTTAATCTTATCACCCTCTTGAATATAAGGATACTTATGACTTAGTTTTTTCTTCTTAACTAAATGATTATACAGAATACCACCTTTACAATGTATGGGAGCACCTTTTGCAAACAAAGTATTTGTTGATGAGAACTTTGATAGACCATTAACACTTCTTGGGTATGCGATATCCTCTGGTGGTAAATTCATAAACTCTTCTCTAAATTCTTGTATAAATGTATTTAGCATCTTTTCATCACCACTCATTATAATCTTGAGTGCATCTTTAATCTTCTGTCTGCAAGGTGCAGGCGTAGATGACTTAACAGCTTCAATCCCCATGATCTTGAGTTGTGGTTCTTTATATCGAACACCTTCGACATCCCATGCATTGAGAATATATCTTTTCTTCGCTGTCCATATACCCTTGTCTGCAATCACCTCACGTTTCATCTGCATCTTCTGTGCATAAGCATTTGTATAGTCTGCAAGTTCTTCATAAGATTTGTCTATGAATGGTTCTAGTTTTTCATTTGCAATCACATCTAAAAAGTCCACTGGATTTTTAGGATTGAACTTTTCTATCAACTTGTCAAATGTCACATAGATTGAATCTGTGTCAGATGCGATCACATAATCTTCATTCTCTGTGTCCAGTAGTTTATTCATATACTCGTTGACCTTGTTCTCAATCCAACGAATAGACAACTGACCAGCAGTTGTGATACCCTCTGCGATAAGTAAATCATAATATCGAAACCACTC